AAAGATATACGAACCAACGTGCTGCATCTTCATCCATGGACAGAACCATGTCTTAAGACCAGCTTCCTGCGCCTTCTGACAGAACCAGTAATCCTCAGAAAGATAACGCTTGCTCTTCGGATCAACTTCTGCCTGGAAGTACATCATAATCTCACGCGAGCCATCGAACGCAGCAGTGCGAACGTGATCTGGCTTATAGTTATACTGAGGATAAGTTTCAGCAAACTTGGTCATTGCGCGCTTGCTGACCATCATAAAACCAGTACCAATCTCGAGCACCTCGCATGGCTCGCTGATTTGAATAGACTGCTGCCCACCCTTTGGGTTGAATACATAGTCACCAACGAACTTTTCGAGAACGCTAGGATCTTGGTCAGCAACACCCTTGTCAACTGCATGCTTGATCTTTTCCCAGCTGATGCACTTTTTAGGATACGGACCACCAACAATGTCATATGTTTCTGGCTCGTTTGCCTGCATTGCCATAAGAGCAAGAACATCTTGCGGATTGAATCCGATGTCCGAGTCAATGAACATAAGATGCTGAGCATCAGAACGCATAAACTCATCAGCGCAATAGTTACGCGCACGAGTAATCAGCGACTCGTTGAAGAGATAGTAAAACTGAAGAGGAATACCGTGGTGAGTGCAGAGCGCAGATAGGTCGGCGGTGGACTTAGCAAACATACCAGCGCACTGACCGCCATACATTGGCGTAGCGACAAATAGTTTGTTTGCTCTCAGCTTATCAAGATCAATTTTAATTTCCATTACTTAGCATCCTTATAGTGATCATTGTATAGACACATTAACGTATAGTGCAACGTCTTCAACAAGTCTTCCTTGTCGTTGCTATTCTTCTTACCGTAGCGCCACAGGTACTTGACTGCAGTATTTCGGAAAGTGGGAGTAGCGTCACCAAGTGCAATCCACGCATCAAATGCTTGGACGTTGTTCTCGGTTTGGTAATGAGCACCGTACGTCTTATCTATATAGCGTTTGAAGTCAGAAATAATACGGTCTTCAGCATATTTGTATGCAATTTTTTCTTCAGGGGTCATAGCGTCGATGCTCAAAGTTTCGCCTCCTTGTACATAATCAAAAGTAGTTGTTGTTTCGCTATCAGTATAAATTGAATCAGCGAGAGTTACAGTAGAAATATCGCCAAGCGGTTCAATGGTTTCAGCCGAATTGATTTCTAAATTGATAGTATAATCTTGACTTGTGTTACTACTATAGCTGACATTCAGCTCTTTGTCAATAGACATTATTCACTCCATAATCTTGAGGATTTCACCAAACACAAAGTTTTGTTCTTCTAAGTTATTATTATTGTACTTGCTAACATTGAACAGCAAATTCATATTTGTGAGAATGTTGGCAATCTTAGTTTCTCTACCACGCAGCCAAGTTTCATCTTGCTCACTGCCACGTTCAGCATATCGCTGTGTACGTATGGCTTTGTCTGTAGATAGATATAAAATATCTAGGTCGTATTTATCCAAACAATCTTCAAGAAATGAAGCAGTGAACAAACGATCGCCTTCATATAGTACAATTGCATCAGAAGGAAGTGTAGCAAGAAATTTGATTGCTTCTGGCTGAACTGCCATACTCATACGATCAGTACCAGCAAACACATGACCATCTTCATACTTGCCAAGAACGTAAATGTTATCTTTCTGTAGAAATGGCACCAGCTTTACATCTTCATACTTCGGTGTCATATCATAATGTTGGATGATGCGCTTCATCAATGTGGTTTTGCCAGATCCAGGTTCACCACCAATTGCAATAACTTTCATGACATAAACTCCTCAAGTCCAACATTCTTTTGTTGGAATAATCCTGTCGCGTCTAGTACGCCATTGTCCAAGTATAGAGCCATTTTACTATGATCTATCTTGTTTGTCAACAGTTTTCTTTCTAGTGTTTCATTTCTTGCGTCCCACATTGGTTGCCAGTCAATGCCAAACCAACCATCTTTTTCACACTGAGCAATTTCTTCTGCCTGACGATCTAGGTAATAGCCAATATAGCGCCCATGCTTTTTACGGAAGATTTTCTTATATGAACACAGACAAGTTTCCATATCATAGTAGTCAGTGTTGGGGAAATCTTTCTTTACCTCTTGTAAAATATAATATGCTTCTGCTTCAAGATATTCAATTTGTTTTGGCGACAATTTTTGATCATACCACTCATCAAGACCAAGAGCCATCAGCAGACCATTACGATGAGATCGTGAACCATCGTAGTCATCAAGCATAAGAGTTGATGGTTCGATTGGTAAATCGCAGCATTGTTTCAGTGTTTGAAGATAGAACCAAGTTGAGTAACGACCAAACTTGTGGAATTTGTTTTTTACTTCTCCGAAAAGTCGGTTGAAGTTTTCTTCTGGAGATCCGTCGATGAATGGTTGAAGAGCTTCGCGTTGTGAACGATCACCAACCCATTGCTTGTACGATACGAACTGGGCTGGAAGATGACCTTTGTTCCACTTGGTGTCAGTTTGATAACGGAGCCGCTTGTAATTGTTATTGTTCCATTCTGTGAGTCGGTCAACGCCGACGAGTTCGAAGTCGGGATACTCATTCCATATCACCCACGTTGTTGGAAAATAATACGTTGTCCCGTAGATCCAAGATATCCAGAGCTTTTGCTCTTTGTTATGCTCGAATCTACGGAACAAGTAGTTGGTCATGAATATCGCTGGATCGCAATCCTTGGTGGAAAGCGACCAGCGATACCAATTCATGAAGTCTTGCTTACGCTGCTTTTGCAATTTGCTCTTCACTGAACAGTTGATTGAAGATGTAGTTAGCGTCAATGCGCTTCTTTGTATCTATGCGACACGGCAGGAAAAACACAAAGATCTTTTTACCCGTAATTTTACTTACAAACGGGATATACCCATGCTTCTTCTTTCGCTTTTCTGGAAAGAAACCACACTCAGCGAGAGAGTTTGCGTAACGCTCATAGTAGTGTTCGTTCTTACCTTCAGTACTTGGATTGGTATGATACACAATAGTTATCGCAGTATCAGCAACGCCAGAATTGGTGTTACCAAAGTAATTCATATTACTACCAACACCGATATTTTCCAATGCATTGATAGAAACACTAGTGTGCATAGAACAACGTGGAAACATTGGCAATATTTTGGCTGCGAGCCCCTTAACAATACGCCAGTCATCAGCACTATAATCCATCCAATTCTCACCACGAAGATTAAGATCTTGAATGTTTCTTATATAAACACTCAAGTTGCTTTGCATGGCTTTATCAGAGTAAGAACCACTGAACAGCGTCATAAACTTGCGCTGGAAAAGCTCAGGATTGTTTTCTAAGAGTTCCTGATTAGCAAGGTGGAAGTTGCGAATGCGCGTCTTCAATTCTTTCTTAGGATTGTTTGCACCTTTGTGCTTTTCAGGACGATTGCGGAGACTAGCGTATACTTCCATATACGTTTCATTGTCGTTGAACAATGAAGAGTCAAGATATACAACTGGCAGTTTGTGCCACTTGTTAATTTGCTTGGCAGCGTAGGTTGTGCTGGTGCCATCGACGCGAAGAAGTTTACCGTTCTTAAACTTGACGATAGAAACTGGCTCAACCAGATATTCTGCCTTCTTCATATCGACAAGCATGGACTCAACAACTTTATCGACGTTGTCCATATCTACTGCATTCTCGCGAATTTGCAAGAAAGGAAGATTCATAATTACGTCGATCGGTTCATAGTGAATCTTGTAAGGATTGGACTTTTTGTCAAACATGTCCTTGACTGCATCACGCACACTATTAGCAATTTTACGCAGTCGCGCATTAATTTCTTCTTCGTCGTCAAAAGAAACAGACTTGGGATACATATCATGAAGGATAATGTTCTCACCAATGTAGTAGTCATCGGGAGTAAGAATGCTGGGGCGTGCGCCACCCTTGTGACCACCACCGCTGTTGTTATTGTAAACATTGCGCATATTGCTCTTGGCAAGATTGATCAGATATGTTTCGAGGGCAGCTGCCTTTTCAGAGTTCTTGCCTTTCCAAACAATATATTCAGAAGTGTCACCAGCTTCAATAGCTTCTTGAAGCACGACGCTGCTCGATGAATTGGAGTATGGCTTGTTACCAACTTGGTGATGAAGACCAATGTAAAGCCAGTTAGTCTTGTTGTTGCGGATGATGTATACGTACCAGTTATTCGGGACAAAGTTCAACATGTTAGTCTCCTAGTTCTAGCGTTGTGAAATTAACAAGACTCATGAAATCATCATAGCGCGATGGGTGACCAAAGTCAAACTCTCTATGTTTCTTGACTTTTTTGGCTATCCATTTTATCTTCGCAGCTCTGAGACCAGAGTCGTACCTGTTCAAGATTTCAATTGCAGATAGGTTTTGTGTGTCTTTAAAGCATTCAACTCCTTTGCTGTTTATCGGCAGATCACAGTACATAGAATGACTGATAGTGGTTCCCCAATATGTCATCCCAAGTTTATCATAGAAACCAAGAGCAGAACGATTACAGTCTAATCGAATGCTCGTGGCTCCCGCTTCAACTGCCTCAAGAATATTACGATGTAACATCTCGCGGGCAGAACCTTTACCCCGACCAGGAGTCGGAGTGAAGATGTTAGAAATGAAAAGAACCTTGGACTTAGCTTGACCAGAGATTTTCATGAAGCAAACAGAGAGAATCTCGCCATCCGCCTCTAACACTCTCGGTTGCCAAGAATCCCATGCTTTCATAAAGTCCCACATACCGATGGCTACTTTTGAAAACTTCTTGTCATTCCCAACCAGAGTATTATGATAGCTTAGATATTGATCTCGGTCAAGCGATTTGTAGATCATACAGTCATAAATTTGCGAGATTTGCCGAGCTTGTTAAGTCCAAGTTTCTCTGCTGTTTCATCATCAAGATTACGATCAGTGCGCTCATACTTGGTATTTTCCCAGCCAACATACATCTCGTGATCGTATTCAAATGGTGGGAACTTGTAGTCATTCATAAGAAATAGCTCCTGTACATCTGGACCGTCATTCAAAGCAGCATCAATCCAGTCAGCTGCGAAACGGAACGAGTCATATATTTCTTCTCTGTTTACTGAGCTACGGAAGCAGCGAAACTCAATTGTCTTAGAGTTTTTAAGAGCATACGTATGAATGCCATAACGGAATGGGCGTGACAAAGTCTTTGCGTCTTTACCGCAGCAATGAACGCGAATCCAATCATCAAAGTCAACAGGAACTGTAGCAAGATTAGTAGCAAGCCAGTCTGGCATAATACGACCACCATCGTGCTTCAAATATGTTTTGGCAGTCTTAGTCAATTCCATATTTGGTACAACACGAAACTGATAACAACGATCAATAGTCATATGCTGGTTATCGCGAAGATACAGAGAAAGTTTCTTCAACGCATCAATATCTTCTGTCAATCCAGGAACATGAATATGAAGATGACCATGATTGACGCAACCAGCAGTCGGTGGTGTGCCATGAGCAACAAACATATCATGCAACTTCATGATGTTGTCAACTTGTTCATCAATCGTCTTAGTTGGCTTGGTATTGATCTCACCACCAACAGGAGGATTCACACCTTTTGGGTCAGAGCCAAGACCGCGATACGGTGGGCGAAGATTAATGATATCTGTTTCGCAATATTCCCAAGCACCAAGCTCTGGCGGGATCGGCATTTTACGGTCAATGTCGCCCCACTCAATTTCGAAACCATAAGTGAAAGTATTTCTGTCATATTTCATTGCAAATCCTCTACATTAACTTTTATAGTATAACCCGAATGGTTGAATCCGTCAACAGTAATAATTCGATACATTGGTATTTTTACTATTTCTTTCATACCAGATCTTTTCAAAATGTCCGATGTTGAAGCAAATACTGATGATCTTTCTGTAATTGCAGAATAAAGTGGGCGTTCTTCATTTCGAAACGCAACAAGTCTTTTGTCATTATATAAAGCACAAACTGCCATAGAAGCAGGATGAAAATATGTTAATGGATTTTTCTCTTTTTCCATTGCTCGCAAAATAAGTTCAGAGTCGTTTGATGTTTCTGTTCTGAACTTATATCTTTCTTCCCAAGTAGTAGGAGATTCTTGAGAAATGACTCCGTTATGGACGATTCCAATTTTATCAGACGCCATAGGCTGATTGTAGCGAAGATCGCTGGTACTATAACGGACATGCCCAACACAATATAGATTGCCATCTTCATTCCTCCATTCGTTTAGATCTTGTTTTTCGATCCATTCATTTGCGGGGATAGGATCTTTATTAGTTATAATTTTACCGTGCTTAACGTAGGAAACACCAGTTGCATGTTTACCACGTATCATAGATTGAATGAAAAGACTACGAACTAAATCGTAGTCTCTCTCATTGAAGTTCTTAATGGCTATGCCAAGAACACCACACATTAGGCGAAGAAATCCTCGAGGTTCGCATTCTTTTCTTTTGCGTAAGGATCTTCCATATTGTGCTTCTTCATATAATCAAACCACTCTTGTTCATTCCACATATCGGGGCTGACACCATTCCAAAGAGGGCGCCAGTATTTGTGCTCTTTGTTTTGACGACGCTCTTCAATATACTGTTTGCGTAGCTGTTCATAATCCCACGACTTGAGATCAACCATCTTTTCGCGGAAGTATGCAACGATAGTCATACGATCATTATCATCACCAATAAGTGCATCGTTGCCATGAATGCCACCATGATTATTGACAAGCAACATGTCACCTGGAGCTAACTTAACTGCAATGCGGTACTCAGGAAGAATAAATTCCGCGCCTTTCCAACCTTTACCAAGCGCACAGATATTTGAGAATCCTTCATGCAAATCGCCAGCATCACGATGACACGCAGTGCGCCAGTTATGATTGACAGTCAACGTACTGAATACTGTATTGTCAATCAAAAAGCGAGGGTCGCATTTGTCAGCTTCTGCTTTCTGATTGCCCCAACGAATAGGAAGAAGTTCGCGAAACTGATCATTCAACTTGTTGAGGAATGGATACGATTCAGCGAATGCTTCTGGATTTTTTTCATTATAAGCACAAGCTCTTCCATAAGGAATGCGAGGATAACGATCAAAGAAACCAGCAATGCCAGACATCACAGATTGAGCATAGTTGGTATCGCTGATATAATTATCAATGACATACTGTGCTTCTTGTCGCTGCTCCTCACGCGACATGTTATGTAAACCAGCAAGCCACTTATCAAACCAGCCGTGATACTCAGGATACTTTTTCGTTACTGCAGAACGAAGCCAAACCTGACCACGTGTTTCTTCTTTCGTAACACCTTTGTGACTTTCTCGAATACTTTCAAGTGTAGTTCCATCATCAATAGTGTTGAGTGGACGAGCAAGGAACGAAAGAATTTCAAGATGTTCAGAAGTCACCCAATCGCGATTGCCGCGCCCTTCTTGACCGAGCTGATCGCCGCGAGGACCAGCAGCCATACCACGGTTCTGTGATTCAGTAGCTGCAGCTCTCAACCCCTTGTAACAGCGATCAAGTTCTTCCTGCGTGAAAGTATTTTTACGAAACTTGAAGATGATATTTTCTTCGGATGTATGAGTAGGATCAACAGGATCCTCTGCATACAAGTCGCAATCTTCAGTGACAATGAGATCTGTATATTCAGCACAGGTAATAAATGTGCCGAGCGTTTCTTCTGAGTCATGCTTTTTACGGATGAGTACCTTGACCATCTTTATCCTCTTGCGCGGTGGACACTATAACGTTATATATACGAACATTATAATGCATTTTGCGTATTATGTCAAATAATCTATTGGTGTGACTTTTGTAATACGCCAGCAATGTCGGGCGGTGTCCATCCTTCGGGCTTGATAACTTTACCATCTGCTCGCTTGAGTGGCTTGCCATCAACGAGCTTTGCCATGTTGGAACGATGCACTTCCTCGAATACTTTATCAAGAGGAATGCCGTAGGAAACTGCAGTACCACATGCAATGTAGATAATGTCGGCGAGAGCATCAGCAATTTCTACAAGATCGTTATCAGTTTCAGCTGCAACGTACTCATTAAATTCTTCCTGAAGCAATGTCTTACGCAGATGTCTTTCGTTTTCTTCAGGAAGATGTGGCTCATCGCCGACTGGCTGAGAAAATGCAATATGAAAGTCACGAACGTCAGTATAAAAGTTACTCATAGATTGATCCATTCTGGTGGTTGGCGATTAGTCCATTTGTGCATTCTAATCTTGCCA